GGCTATCAACAGGGCGCAAGCCGAGAACACGCGGCTCATCATGCGCTCAAACGGTCAGTTCTCCATTATGCGCAACATCGTGGGGCAGGTGGGCAGCGCGATAGGCACGGCGTTCAGCATATACGCCTTGCAGAACTTCATCAAAGACCTCGTGCGCATCCGTGGCGAGTTCGATATGCAATATACGGCGTTGAAAGCTATCTTACAGAGCGGTCAGCAGGCTAACGAGCTGTTCTCGCAACTGAAAACCCTCGCGCCTATTTCGCCATACAGCTTTAAGGATTTGACTTCCTACGCAAAGCAGCTCTCCGCATATTCCATTCCCTATAACGAGCTTTTCGACACGACCAAGCGTTTGGCTGACTTGTCGAGCGGCTTGGGCGTGGACTTTTACCGCATCGTGCTTGCCTACGGACAGGTGCGCAGCGCAGCCGTACTTCGGGGGCAGGAATTAAGGCAGTTCACGGAGGCGGGCATTCCTATGGTGGACGAGCTGGCAAAGAAATTCACGAAGCTCAAGGGCGAGGTGGTGAGCGCGGGGGACGTGTTCGAGCTTATCTCGGAGCGTCAAGTGCCTTTTGAAATGGTCAAAGAGGTGATAGACGACCTCACCAACGAGGGCGGCAAGTTCTATATGATGCAGGAGAAGCAAGCCGAGACGCTGAAGGGCAAGATGAGCAACCTGCAAGACCGCTACGACATAATGATGAACTCGCTGGGCGAAGCCAACGACGGTGTTCTGAAAGGCACGGTGGATGCTTTGGCGGCTATTATGGAACACGCCAACACGCTTGTGAACGTCATTGAAAAGTTGGCTGTGGTGTGGGGATTGTGGAAGCTCGAAACTTTTGCGCAGACGGTGGCAATGGGGCGCAACGTGGAGGTGATGATGGCTGACGGCACTTGGCAGGAGCGCAACATTTCTGCCATAACACGCGAAAACGCAGCCCGAAAAGTAAAGCAAGCAAACCTCTTGCGAGAAGCCCAACTTTATAGAGAACTGTCAGCTGCGGAAAAATCGGCAATGGCTCTCCGTGGAGCTTCGGGCGGCTACTTCGGCACGGCAAGGAAAACGAAGCTGTCGAGCATGGAACTCGGCGATATGGCATTAAAAAGGAGCATATCGAAGAACGAAGCCTTGCGTCTTGCATATATCGGGAAGATAAATTCCGCCACTATGCAGACACTTGTGAAAGAAAAGCTCATAACGCAAGAGGAAGCGAAGCAAGTAGTACAGCAACGACTGAAAGCGGGGCATTTCCGTATATTGTTTGGCTTGTACGAGAAACAGATAACGAGCCAAAAAATGCTGAATGCCCTCACGCAAGCACAAATTGTAAAAATGAAGTTGGCGCAGGGCATTATGGCAGGCTTGGGCGCAATCTTCAACCCCACGACCCTTGTGATAGGAGGGATAACGGCGGCGTTGTCGGCGTGGAGCGAATACAAGGAGCAGCAAAAGCAAGCATTAGAGCGCGGCAATCAGCTTGGCGACGCGATGAAAGAAAGTTACGAGGACACAAGAAAATTCATAGAGGATAATCCCATTGAGCTGGTCGTAAAGACAGGCAACGAGGAACAGATACGGAAACAGCTCGGACTTTACGAGGAACAGCTACGGAAATCTCTGCCGAAATCGCTCGCAAATGGGACAATAAGCTCCATTTATATGTATGAGAGCGGCAACAGCCGTACCCTTGAAGAACAGGCACAGCGTGCTTCCGAATTAATGGAAACATACGAGAATGCCACGAAGTTCGTGAACGCCAACAAACTTCTCTTTGAAAACGCCGTTAAAGAAGCTGACACTTGGTACACGGATAAACTCGGCAAGAACATCAAGGAATTTTCAGAGGAATATAATGAGTTCGATGCAGCCCTGCAAGGACTGCCCCGTCTTGACATTGCCGACGCATTGAAAGAAAGTGGATTGGATGAGACTACGGAAGAAGGCGCACGTCTCGCAGAAATGTTGAAGGATTACGCTTATTCCAGTCGAACCGTCTATGAACAGGCGAAAGAATTTGCCAGAGGAAAATATGCTACTTGGACGGCGGCGCAAGATTTTCTCGAAGAATCAGGCATAGATAACGTCTTTACAAAAGAATATGGCGGCAAGTTTGAGTATGGTTGGAACGGCACAGGCAAAGATAACGCTATAGGCGACATGGAAGCCTCTATCACCGCTACCGCAGAGAAATTGAAAACGGCACTTAAAAACGCTGGAATAGAAGACATTGCGAGCGATGAGGGGAGAATGACTGCGGAACTGTACAAGAAAGCGTACATAGAGGGTCTTAATATATCAGACCAGCACACGCTAAACCTTGTTGACTTGATGTTTGAGGAGGCGACCTTCGGGGACAATGAGCAAGCGGTGCTTAATATATGGGGGCAGGAGTTAGAAAAGCTCACTGGAAAATCGAAAGAAGCCGTTGATAAGTTTAAGAAAACGGGAGTTTGGGGCGACGGTTTCTGCGATGCGCTGCACGAGGCTGGCGACAGAGTGGTTGATGCATACCCCGAAGTTGATGACAAAATCAAGGGTACTATTGAGAAAGTATGGGGAATGAGCGTCCCACAGCTTCGTTTTACATTTTTGCCCATTCTGCAAGCGCAAGAAGTGGAACGTTGGAAGAAAGACCTCATTGATATGGCTGGCGGCGAAGATACGGCGTATGCCATAAGCATAAGAGCAACTATGACGCCGAGTTCGGCGCAGGAAGCCTTGCAAAAAACCTATGACGATGCTCAAAAATGGTTGCAAAACCAAAACCCGCTGCTTCTGAAATTCGGCATAGAAACTCCAAGTTCTACAGCCATAAAGACCGCCATCGACAGTTCCATTGCCATGCTTACTCCGTGGCAGCAAGCAATGTTGAAACAGGCGTATAACAAAGCATTGACCGTAGAGGGTGGCGACAATCTGAAGAAGAATGGCGTTATAAAAGACACCGACACCACTCCAAAAAAGAACAAGCGCACTGGCGGCGGCAGCTCAAAGGACAAGGTTACTGAAGCCCTGCAAAAGCAGTATGACAGCCAAAAGAAAGCACTCGCGAAATACCGTGAGCTTGCAAAGACTGTATCACAAGAGACGGCAAAAGGCATCATCAAGGAAGACTACGGCGTGGAGTTGCAGGACAGCTGGCTTACGCAGTTCGGGCAGATAGACCTGATTACCGCCACGCTGAACAAGCTCGGCAAGAGAGCCACCGATGCGGCAAAGAACTTTCGCAAGTCGCTCAATGACGAGAAGTCGGCGTTGCTCGCTGACAAGGACGTGTTCGGATATTCCGTGATAGCCGAAAACCTTTCAAAGGACGTTGATTTGCTCGAAAAGCGTTTCAAGATTTACGATGATTTCTTCAAGAAGTCGGGCAACGCAAATCTTTCCGCACTGATAGCCTTTGGCGACCAGACAAAGCCCTACAAGGACATTGTAGCCGCCACGAAAGCGGAGTTTCAAAAGGCACTTGATAGCGACAAGGGCAACAAGCTCAAAGTAGATGATTTACTCGGCTTGTCGGATGAGGAAATCAAGAAACAGCTGCCAGAAAAATACCAAAATGCATTTGATGACCTAAAGAAGAAGATTGCTTCGGGCAACGAAAACGCCCGCTCGCTTCTTGAAACCGTGTTCTCAAAGACTGATGACGAGGACGTGAAGATTGCCGTGAACAACGCCAACAAGGAGGAGCTGCTTAACAACCTCTCCAATCTGCTGTTTGGCGACACAAAGGAACTTTCAGAGGAGCAACAGCAAAAGCTGGACGAGCTTCGTCCGATGATTGAGGACTATTACAACAACCTCAACAAGGAGCTGACGCTTGAGAAAATCAAGAAGTCGATGAACTGGGAGGAGCTGTTCGGGAATTTGAGTGCGATGTCTATAACAAGTCTCGACCGTCTTGAAAAACAACTCAAAGCCATTGTGGACACGAACAAGGAGTTAGACCCCCAAAAAATGAAAGAGTGGGTTAACGCCTTAAATAAAGTCAGAGACACAAAGGCTGCATTAGAGCCGTTCAAAGGGCTACTTGATGCTTTGAAAAGCCGTAATTTGAGCTTTAAGACGCTACGCCAAACGGACAGCGAAGTGTCAAGGGTTAATGATTTGGATTTCAAGGGTCAGAAACTTGGGGAGGCTTACGATGCGGCGATTGCAGCTAATGATGCAAAGACGCAAGCGGAAATTGAAAACACAGCGGTTACTGTTCAGCTGATTGACGCACAAGGTCAGTTGAAAGAAAGTACAATAACTTATAAGCAGCTCCTTGATAGTCAGAAAGGCGCACAATCAAATGCAAATTTGATGCAGGGGATTGTGTCCTCAAAACTATCCTCTAACAGTACTGTAATGAAATATGGAGGCGGAGGCGGAGGCGGAGCAAGTGGAGGCGGAGGCGGAGGCGGAGCTGGCTCGCTTGCAATAGTAGATGCTATCATTCAAGGCGTACACGCAAATTTATCCTCGTTGGATGATCTTGTTGATTCTTTTGGCGGAGATGGAGAAAGTTCCTTTGTAAAAAAAATACAGAACATAGATGAAAACGTATATGGCGGTTGGGAAGACTTAAAACAAGGGAATGTATTTGGGGCTGTTTCCCATACGATAAACACCTTAGGGGGTATAATAAGCCTTTTCCAAAGCGACACGGAAGCGGAATACCAAGAAGAGAAGCAACGCCACAAAGAGCTTCTGCAAGTGTGGGACACCGTGATAAGCAGGCTCGAAGAAGTACTTGACGAGAGCGCGACGGAAGATATTACGAAGAATTACGGGAAACTTGTTGAGATACAGGAAAAAGCTAAAGAAAGCGCAAGAACGCTTGGCAAACAGTATCTTAACGCAGGTGCTTCGTGGAAAAGTCATTCGCATGGAACTCAACAACGGGAGGACATGACCGACGCAGGGTGGGCAGAGTTTAACAATTGGGCAACGGCTCATGGCATAAGCGCAAGCACACGCGCAAGCATAGCAAGTGGACGTATGACAGGATTGTTTGGCCTGTCTGTCGAGCAGCTGAAATCATTGCAAGAGGATGCGCAGACATTCTATGCCCAACTACAAGATGACACAAAAACGTACATACAAGAAATAATCGACGCTGGCGATGCGATAGATGACTTGAAAGACAAGTATAAAGAAATGTTCACTTCCACGACTACAGACGAGATAGCCGATAGCTTCGCTTCCGCCCTCGACAGCATGGACGACCAGACAAAGACCTTCGCCGACAACTTCACCAAGACGCTGCGCAACGCTGTGATACAGGCTTTCGTCAACTCTACGGCGATGAAGCAAAAGATAGAAGCGTGGTACAATAAGTTCTCCGATTTTATGGCGGATGGCATATTGTCGCAAAATGAAATAGATATACTGCGAAGCGGGAAATGGACGTACACCGATGACGATGGTAAGACACAGACAGGGTATGGCTATGAATATATGGCGGCTGATGCGGATGCTCAACAAGAAGCAATGAAGAAGCTCGGTCTTTACGCCGACCAGACCTCGGGCAGCTTGTCGGGAGGGATAAAGAGCATCACGGAAGAGACCGCCGACCTGCTCGCAAGCTACGTCAATGCCATACGCGCCGATGTGGCATTTATCCGTGGCTGGTACGTTGAACACTTTGCCGACAACTCGCAAATGCAGGATGTTGTTACGACAATATCCGTGGCTGTGGCACAGATACAAGTAAACACGCGACGAAATGCAGACATAGCGGAGGATATAGAAGCCTTGCTAAACAGCGTAACAAAGACAACCGCAAATGGCAAAGCGATAA